ATGCAAGGTCAGGCAAATATTGCTTATACAAAAGCGCAAAATGCGCTTATTAAGAAGCAAATGGAGGCAGTAGATCTTGAAAATGCTTTTAGACGACATGATCTTGGTATTATAAAAAATGACGGTTTGCCAACCAAAACCTCTGGGTTTGGTAGCATGTACCGTGATGCTCGAGCTTTTTTTGATCAGACAGTTGATATGTTTAAGACTGAACGAACAGGATCAATCAATTTGCCGGGTCTTGAAGCTGTTCAAAAAACTGTAAGGGAATATGATGCAAAGAAACGAGCAGAAGAAGCAAGAAAAGCTCATCAAAAATATCAGAAAGAATATGCTGATCGTCAAGCATACCAAGCTGGTTCGCGAAATATGTTCTCGCGTTAATGAGCAAGATTATTAAAAGGAGGTAAAGTATGGCTTTTCGTCGTTCTCGTGGTCGACGCCGTACCGCTTTAAAGCGTTTCCGTCGTCGTGCTCGTCGTATCCGTTCTTATGGCTCTAGCCGAGGCGGAATTCGTCTTTAACTTGTTAGGGGCCTGTAATGGGCCCCTTTCTTTTGGAGTTGAAAATGCAGTGTACAAGTCCATTTTTGTTGAAAATGGATAATGGTGACATTATCGAGGTTCCGTGCGGTAAGTGTGCATCCTGTATAATTTCTCGTCAAAGAGAATGGGCGCTTCGTATGCTAAATGAGTTAGAGTATCACGAATATTCGGTATTTGTGACTTTGACCTTCAGAGACGCTCCCTATCAGATTTCAAAAAGAGACTTGCAGTTGTTTCTTAAGCGTTTACGCAAGGAATTATATCCGCGTAAAATCAAATATTATGCTTGTGGAGAATATGGGGAGAAAAATGATCGGCCTCATTATCATCTTATTTTGTTTGGTGTTTCTGGATCAATCGGAGCAGATAAGGAAGCTATTGAGCGTGCTTGGCCTGATGGTTTTATTTATACTGGTTCTGTCACTTATGAGTCTTGTCGGTACGTAGCAAAATACATACAAAAAAAGTACGGAAAAGATTTTAAAGAATGGCTTGCTGATAGACAACCTCCATTTCAGTTGCAGTCCCAGGGTATCGGCAAGAAATTTGCTATTGACAACAAAGACAGAATTAAGGAGGAATTAAAGATTCCCTATCAAGGTGTTGTCCACGGAGTACCAAGATATTATAAAAAAAAACTTGAGATAGAAAAAGAATCCTATAAGACAGTTACCCTTGAAAAACGCCGTGAGACGTTCGAGAAGCTAGCTAAACGATGCGGAAAAGATGATTTAGTGTCTATATACCATGAACTACGAAAAGCGCGTTTGCAGGCCGATAGGAATGTCAAAGCTCGCACAGGTATGAAGAAAGATAAACTTTAAGGTTAATTTAAGGTAACGGGTAAAATTATCAACTGAAATTGGCTATAATTTTACCCTACTTTATTGTGCAAAGTAGAATTATTTGTGATATACTTAGTATATAAAGATTAAGGAGGTACAATGTGAGGTTGTACAGTATCAAAGATCAGGTTGCGGAGAAGTTTGGACCGGTGTTTACTGCGGTCAATGATGGAGTTGCTGTTCGTCAGTTCACAGGTTTACTTAAACAGGTAGACTATGTTGGCGAATATGATCTGTACTGTGTTGCAGAGTTTGACGATGAACAAGGATCAATCAAGGCAGTGAACGGCGATGATGGACTTGGTTCGTTCTCACCTCTGTTTGTTGCCAATGGTTTGGATGTCCTGCGGTCAAAAGATGATGATAAGGAGAAAAAAGACGATGCGTAAGATTTATGATTTTCAGAATCTGCCGCCTTCGGATCCTGAAAAAAACGACGGTGAACTTATTGTTGAGATAGGTTCATATATTCCGGCGAAGCAGCAGATTGAATCTTTTATTCAGTCTGGAAGAAACTTGCAAGCGGCCAGACAAGGCCGCTATGATTTTGAAGGTGAAGTTGACGAAGACTTCACAGATCCTACGAGATCGCCCGGATTCGATATGGCTGATGCTTCTCAGCTTTTGTTACAGGCCGAAGCGAATATAAGCGAAGCGAGAAGAATAGCGGAGGCCAATGCAAAAGCTGAAAAGGTAAGCAAAGAAGGATCCGGTAATGCGCTTATTAAAGCGGACGAGGCGTATGCCTCGGTCGCAACCAAGGGAGCGAATGCGACCGCGGTAGTATAACTGGCCATATTACTCTACTTGATGTTAATATGGCCAGTTGACACCAACGGTGTCCAAAATAACGACTAAAAGGAGTTGACGATGACTGAGTGGCAGAAGCGGGTTATTACCCTCGGATTGATCCACGTGTTTCGGTTCCTTCGGGATATATTTGGAAAAAAAGGAGATGAGAAGAAATGAGCAGGGTGTTTCAAAGAACAGGGCAAGTGACCCCTCGTCGATCGATGTTTGATCTTTCGTATTCCAAACTTCTTACGGGAGATTTGGGGAAGCTTTATCCAGTTTTATGTGATGAGGTTGTACCTGGGGATTATTGGCAGCTGGGTAATGAAGTAGTTTTGCGTTTTAATCCTTTGCTTGCTCCTATTTTGCATCGAATTGATTGTGTAGTTCATTATTTTTTTGTTCCGTATCGCATACTGGATGAAAATTGGGAAGGGTTCATCACGGGTGGGGTAGATGGAGATAATGCCTATGAGTTGCAGCGTTTCAATAGTGGCGAGCCTGAAGATTTTATAAAGGGTAGTCTTTGGGACTATTTTGGATTTCCTTTGGGTGATGGAGATCATGCTTGGGGACAGTTTGGTATACTTCCCCTTGCATTTCCGTGGATGGCGTACACTAAGATATGGAATGAGTTTTATAGGGATCAAAACTTGCAAGATGAAGTAGAGTTGATTCGCAGCCCAGAATTCAGAAACTGGGAAAAGGACTATTTTACCAGTGCTTTGCCCTTCCAGCAAAGAGGTACTTCGCCCGCTCTTCCTTTAGGTGGTTCTGCTTATGCTGATTTTGATTTTTCATCAGTAGGTCATGCTCCCTTTATTGTAAATACTGATAATCTGGAAGCTAATTCAGATATTCATTTAACTACAAGTGGAGCTGCTGCGTTATTTGCGGCTAATCATGGTACTTCACTATCTGATTGGAACACTAAAGCGGAAAATGTTCTCAATCAAAATACTGTCGATTTGTCAACTGTTCCTACTTTTGATGTTAATGACTTACGTCTTGCTTTCCAGATTCAGAAATGGTTGGAAAGAAACGCTCGTGCAGGTGTAAGGTATACCGAGTTCCTACAGGCTCACTTTGGTGTTTATCCGCGCGATGAACGGCTCCAAAGACCGGAATACATAGGAGGTACTAAAAATCCGGTAATTGTTTCCGAGGTTCTTCAAACTTCATCAACTGACGCTACTTCTCCGCAGGGTAACATGGCGGGGCACGGTATCAATGTTCAGCAGGGTTATGTTGGGAAGTATCATGTAAAAGAATATGGGCTTATTATGGGGCTGATGTCGGTTATGCCGAAGCCTGCTTATATGCAAGGTATTAACCGTCAATGGTTGCGTGAGACCCGATATGATTTTTATTTCCCAGAGTTTGCGAATCTTTCAGAGCAGGCTATCATGACAGCGGAGATTTACGGTGTTTCTGGTACGTCTGAACAGACCGCAAGAAAAGTTTTCGGTTTCCAGGGTCGTTACGATGAAATGAGGGTAAAACAAAATCTCATAACTGGAGATTTCAGGGATACTTTCAACTATTGGCATCTTGGAAGAGAATTTGATGATGTTCCCTTACTCAATGGTTCTTTTGTTAAGTGTAATCCGACAAAGCGGTATCTTGCTGTACAAAATGAGCCTGCATTTCTTTGTAACTTTGGAAATGTGATTAAGGCTTTCCGTCCGTTGCCTGTAATTGCTGAGCCGGGTTTCATTGATCATTAGGAGGTCGTAAATGTTCGGAATTGATGATCTGGCGGTAGGGCTTCTTGGTGGTTCTATTGTTGGTGGTCTTATTGATACTTTTGTCGGTAAGTCTGCTTCTGATGATAACTATAAAATGCAGAAACAAGTACTTGAGTATCAAAAAGAAGCGCAAAAAACTGCATGGCAAAGAGAAGATAACGCCGTTCAACGTAGAGTTGCTGACTTAAAGGCTTCTGGTTTGTCGCCTGTATTGGCAGCTGGGCAGGGTGCGCAAGCGTCAGGGCCTATACAGGTAACTGCTCCGCAGTATCAAAAACAGTGGTCTATTGGGCAGGCGCTTGATAAGGCTGGGGCAGCTATGGCGTTGATGCAAGGTCAGGCAAATATTGCTTATACAAAAGCGCAAAATGCGCTTATTAAGAAGCAAATGGAGGCAGTAGATCTTGAAAATGCTTTTAGACGACATGATCTTGGTATTATAAAAAATG